ATTCCTTATTTAATAGATGTAAAAAAGTCATATTATAGAAGATGTGTAATTTCAAATAAAAGTTGTAAAATAAAAAAAATAGTTAATGGAAAAACAAAAAAATGTAAAAATATATCAAAAAGAAGAAGTAAATGTATTATATATAATATTTAGTCATCACCTTTATAATAAATAGTAATTTTATTACCATTATCCCAAACTCTATTAGTTGTTACAATATCATTAATACCAAAATAATCAAAATTAATAGGTTTTATATAATCATTTACACTATAACTATAATAAAATTTATCAATATATTTTCGAGAGAACTTTTCATCGTCTAGAAAATGTTTAGAAAATATTGGCCAATGAATAGCCAATACATGATTATTATCCCATAATCCATCACTTTTAGTATCACAAATACCAGGACCACCCCAATTAAGCGTATTAACGGTGATAGAGATAATTTCTTTCATAATTGATATTATTAATAGAAGTAAACTAAATAATATCAATAACATCAATTTTTTTTATATCTAACATATTTCTTTTTTGTTTTTTTATTTTTTTTATTATTACTATTTTTTGTTTGTTTTTTTTTAATTTTTTCAGAAGGAATATATCTTAAAAACTGTTCATCATATTCTTTAGATCCATGTTTTAAATTTTTTTCACGAAATTCTTTATATTTTTTCGATTTATGAGATCTATTATCTTCTAATGTGTGATGTTTACCTAAGCAATTTATACTAAATCTCTTTAATAATCCCTTTTGTTCTAATCTATTTTTTAATTGAACTTTAAATAAATATTCAGACATACAGATTAATCTATTAATCTCATAATAAGGTCTGTTAATATATATAAAAGTTAAATAAAAAGATAACATAGTATCAATAGTAGCAACTTTTAATTTTTCACCATTTAAATAAATAATATTATAACTATGACAAGAAGTAGTATTATAAATATAACATAATACATCTAAATTATTATCATAACCTACCATAATTTCATAATGTTCACTAATTAAATCTCCAACACCAGGTTTTTTGTTAATTTTAACATTTTTATATCCTTCATAAATTAATTGTTCTTTAATAATATTAGAACTGGTTTTAGCATCTTCTGATAAAATATCAAAATCAGGTATATTAGTAAGTTGTTTTTTTTGTTTTGTTGGCATATAATTTCCATATAAACTTGCTGCATTACCACCAAAAAAAACTAAACCTTGATTTATAATAGATTTTCTTACAATTTTATAAATTTCATCACCTACAGTTTTTGAACCTTCATAATTTCTAATGAAATTTGTACTTTGACAATCAATACCTTTTAATGGATAATTTTTATTTAATAAAATCAGTCTTTTCAAAACTTTTTCCCATCTTCCAACATCACCCATGGGTCTTGATAATTCAAGATACATACCCATTCGTAAAAAATTAGGCGGACAATAAGAAATACCATTAATTTTAATAGAATTTTTCATTAAATTTTTAAATATTTGTTTATTTAAGACAGTTATATCAGCAATTGGTATAAAATTAACATAAACTTTGTATGTTCCAGTATGAATTCCGGCTTTAGCTTCTACTTCTTCATAACCATTTTTATAATAAATATCTGCTAATTTTTTAGCATATTCAAGCGCATTTGGAGAGAAAAAATCATAATCAGGTATTTCAATATTTCTATTATAAAATCTATCTTGTTCTGGTAGAATATTATTAATGGCAGTTCCACCATAACAGATACAATCATTATTTCTTATGAAATTTTCTAGAATACTAATGATAGTTTTTATATCTGGAGATTGAACCAATTTTTCTCCTAAAATAGATGTAGCATTATCAATAGCAGTTCTTAATATTTGTAATTCTTTTTCTTGAAAACTTAAGCCTTTCATTATATATATATTAATAATAAATAGTTCCTATTATTAATATTTAATTATTATTTTTATAATTATTTTTATTTTAATCTAAACCACCAATTACAACACCATTATAACCAGTATTATTTATTGTATATGGTACAACAGAAGCAATCATAGGAAACTCTATCGGTGCAGTATTAAGAACACGAATAATATTACCAGGACCAGGTGTTTTTAATACGGAAAAGAAAGGACGGTCGCAACCATCATCGGTATACAGCTCTATAACCTGTTTATTATTATTAGGTCCCTGTAATAATTCAATTCGTGCATTTAATGGTAGTCCATTTGTTTTCAAATAAATCTCTACACTATCAATATTGGGTGCGAAGGGATATGAACGTATAGCACCTCCCTGAATAGTATTAAAATTTTCAAAACAACATCTTGACGGTGAAATAATATTTTGGGCGGTTACATACGCTTTCATTGGTAACTCAATATCACCAATATTACGTATTCCAACTGTATTAGGACCACCAGGCATTTCAATAACTGTACTAAAAGGACGCATATAACCATTCTCACCATAAACTCTCATTTTACAAGGAGAATTACTGGGTCCGTTCCATAATTCAATATCAGCATCTAATGGACGACCCTCGGTTGTAAGATTAATTTCAACTTGTTCAACTACTGGCGAACGATAACTCCATGTACGAATAGAATTTCCCTGAATATATTTAGATATCGGTTCATTCATACGCATCATGGGTGTAGCAACTCGCAGAGAAATAATTTCGGCAATATTAATTAAACATATAAACCTGATTAACATTTCAAAACTTTTCATATGAATTAAAATGTTAGTAATCTTTTAAGTTTTTATCAATTATATTAAAATTGTAATATTTAATTATTAATTACTCATTACTTATTACTTATTACTTATTACTTATTACTTATTACTTATTACTTATTACGAATTTTCTAATGTTAGTATTGCAGGTGTTTCTACTGCTATACCTTCTTCTTCTTCTTCTGGTGGTATAATATCTTTACGTAAATTATTTGGTTTAAGAACAAATGAAAATCCGCCAGAGTCTTTAAACATTTTATAATATCCTACTAAATCATTATCAATATTTTGAAATTTCATACCTACAAATTGACAACCATTATTAAAAGGTAATAATGGATCAAAATTTTTTAAAGTATTATCAATATTAGGTAAAACCATAATTAAACTTCTATGAGATTCATCAATCATTAATGGATTATTTTTACCAGCTGCAATTACTTGTTCATAACGATACAATTTTAAAACTTTAGAACCAGAACGAATATGAACATATTTAGATAATTTACTATTATCTAATATTGGAACATGTAGTGTATTAACCATAATAATAAATTTTTTATTAAAAATACTTGAACCAAGATGCCGTAGTAAAATATCATCATTGGGATTATTTTTATAATTATATTTTACATAATCAAGTATATTATCTTCTCTATCTTTTATAAGATATTGTTCAATATAGTCTCCAAATTTATCGTAAATAGTTTTATTTTCACTCATAATTCTAAAATGTAAGAACATAGGATCATTTCCAGCAGAACTTTTAGTTTCATGAAAACAATTATCACGTAATATATTAAATACATCAGTGAGTTTAATATAATTATATGTTTCTTTTATAGAATTATTATTAGCAGTAGAAGCAGCAACTATAGGTTCGCCATTATAAGAATATATTTCAAAATCAAGACATCTTGCACCGAGTTCAATACATTTTTCTAATGCACATTTATTTACAAAATTGTTTTTATAACCATCGCCACAGCATGCATTATAAGCAGTTTTAATATAATAATTTTTAACTAAACTTTTATTTTCATTATCAAAAAAATTTGTTGGATTATTAGATTCTTTTGCTTCAGATTTAATATTCCCTTGTCTAAAAAAAGAGGTGGTTTTATGTTGACTATTTGCGTTATACATAGTATCTAATTTTTTACATGCTGCTTCTTTTTTATTTAAAGTATGAAATATCCAAGACATTACTAAAAAAATTATAAAAGCAACAATTAATAATGCTATTGTAAAATAGAATATAGATTTATCACCTGTTAAATCTATAGTAGAATATACGGTATTTCCTACTGTATTTACTAATTCATTTATATTTGTTCTTAAATTTTCAGTGGGCATATTAATATTATATTAATATAATATTATATTAAAAAAGAGTTTATAAATTTTATTATATTAATTTTATAATAAATATAATTATAATTATAAATATATAATGGCCGGTGGACTATTAAATTTAATAGCAATAGGAAATCAAAATATTATTTTAAATGGTAATCCCGTTAAAAGTTTTTTTAAAACTAAATATTCAAAATATACAAATTTTGGATTACAAAAATTTAGAATTGAACAACAAGGACAAACAAACATTCATTTAACACAAAAAACAAATATAAGTTTTAAAATTCCTAGATATGGAGATTTATTAATGGATACTTATTTAGTAATTACATTACCTAATATATGGAGTCCAATATATAAATATTCAGCTAGTGAATATAGACCATATGAATTTCAATGGATAAAAAATATAGGTAGTCAAATAATAGATGAAGTGAATTTAACAATAGGAGGTCATTTAATTCAAAAATTTTCAGGTTCTTATTTACAAAATATGGTAGAACGTGATTTTTATAATAAGAAAGAATCATTTGATATTATGACTGGAAATATATCAGAATTGAATGACCCAGCCAATTATTCAAATAGAGAAAATAATTATCCTAATGCATTTAAATTAGATGATATTCAATTAGACGGTGTAGAACCATCAATACATAGTCATACATTATATATTCCATTAAATACTTGGTTTACATTATTAACAACTATGGCTTTACCTTTGATATGTTTACAATATGCAGAATTGGAAATAAATTTTACATTAAGACCAATTCAAGAATTATTTACAATAAAAGATATAATATATGATTCTGTTGTTAATTATAATAATGAAATACCTAGAATTCAAGCAGAACAAAATAAAGATGATCGTTATGGATTTTATAGATTTATACAAGAACCTCCATATAGAGATATATCAGATCAAACAATTTATCCAGATAAAAGAAATAATATAAATATAGATATTCATTTAATGACTACACAATGTTTTTTAGATAATGAAGAAAGAACACTATTTGCTAATAATAGTCAAGATTATTTAATAAAAGAAGTTTATGAATATAAATATGAAAAAATTAATAAATCTACTAAAGTAAATTTAGAAAGTAATGGTTTAGTATCAAGTTGGATGTGGTTCGTCCAACGAGATGATATTTATAAAAGAAATGAATGGTCTAATTATACAAATTGGCCTTATGAAAATATAATACCTAATAATTTAATTAAAATGACCGATTTAACTACTAATGAATTTATATATCAAAAGAATAATAATATTTATCAGTTATTTGATACATCAAAAAATATTTATATAACTGGTAATGAACCTGATGTATATAATCAAACAAATAGAAAAGAAATTATTAAAGATTTTGCTATAGTAGTAGATGGTAAATATAGAGAGAATTCATTCCCAGGTGGAGTTTATAGTAAAATAGAAAAATATACAAAAACTAGAGGAAATTCAAAAGATGGTTTATATCATTATAATTTTAGTTTAACTACAGATCCTCTAAAATATCAACCTACAGGTGCTTTTAATAGTAATAAATTTAAAAATATTGAATTAGAATTTAACAATCATGATAATCCACCTATAGATTTAGAAAATGTAAATTTTACTACTGTATGTGATCCTTTAACTGGAGAAGTTATTGCTACGTCTAAAGAACCAACAAGTATTTATAAATATAATTATAAATTAACAATTATGGAAGAAAGATATAATATATTGAGATTTCAATCTGGTATGGCTGATTTATTATATAGTCGTTAAAAAATAATGTCTTATTTTTTATATAAAATCATAATATTAATATTAATTATAAATAATATGATTTCAAGAAAAATATTTAATTTTGTAAAAAATAAGATACCAAAAATTTCATCAACAGAATTAATAGCATTAAGAAGTGGTAATACATCTTTAGATCGTTCAATTTTAATGGGTAAAATAAATTTTCCAAGAAAAAAAATAATTACAAATAAATTTCCACAATCTAAATTAAACGAATTATTAAATAATTATGATGGTTCAAGAGTTTATCCAAATAATAATTCAAACTATTGGATAAATTATTTAGCAAAAAATAAATATTTTAGTTTTTTAATAGATGAAAGTTATGGTGGTATAAAATTAAGTGTAAATGAAAACTCTAATATGCTAACAAAAATAGCAAGTATTGATCCTGCATTAGGAGTAGTTACTATGGTTCCAAATTCTCTTGGTCCAGGAGAATTATTAATACATTATGGAAGTGAAGAACAAAAAAATAAATATTTACCTGGATTAGCAAATGGTTCCTATATTCCTTGTTTTGGGTTGACTGGTCCAAATAATGGTTCAGATGCAACTGGTTCAATTGATGAAGGTGAAGTTGTAAAAATAAATGATAAATTAATGATAAAAGTAAAAATAAATAAACGCTATATAACATTAGCACCTGTTGCTAATTTAATGGGTATAGCATTTAATTTAAAAGACCCAAATAAATTATTAAAAAATAAAAAAACTGGGATTACGTTAGCACTTTTAGAACGAGGTCATGAAGGTTTAATACAAGATAGTCATCATAATCCATTAAATGCTGGTTTTCCTAATGGTCCAATAAAAGGTGAATTTTTAGTTGAATTAAAAGATATTATTGGTGGTGAAGAGAATATTGGAAATGGTTGGAAAATGTTAATGGAATGTTTATCTGCGGGTAGAGGTATAAGTTTGCCTTCTACTGCTAATGCAAGTAGTAAAGTAGCGACATTTGGTATGTTAAATTACATAAAAGTTCGCGAGCAATTTAAATTACCTCTCTCTAAAATGGAAGCAATTCAAGAAAAAATAAATGCTATGGTTTTTAATACGTGGATAATACAATCTTCAGTTGAATTAACAAATGATATATTAGATGATGGTAATAGTCCAGCAGTATTAAGTGCTATTATGAAACAACAAACGACAGAAAGAGGACGTGAAGTTTTAAATCATGCTATGGATATTCATGCGGGAGGTTCAATATGTTTAGGTTATAGTAATTTTTTAGAGAAATTTTATAGAGCAGCACCTATAGGTATAACAGTTGAAGGTTCAAATACTTTGACTCGTTCTCTCATAATATTCGGTCAAGGATTAAATAAATCACATCCTTATATTTATCCTATATTAGATTCAGTTTTAGAGGATAATCTCTCAAACTTTTCTAAAAATTTCAAAAATATTTTACTTCATTCTTTAAAACTTTATTTTTCAACATTTAATTTAAGTAATTTTGTTCCTGGTTTTGAAAAAACAATTGAGAAACAATTATTGGATTTTGCAACATTAACAAATTTTGTAGCATTAAAAGGTGGTTCATTAAAGAGAGAACAAATGCTTTCTGGGAGTATGGCTGATATATTCAGTAACTTATATTTGGCTATTTCAGTTCAATATTATTATATGAATAATAATGCAAGTGAAAAATTAACTAATTATATAATTAATAAGTTGATTAATAATAATCAAATATTAATAAATAAAGTAATTTATAATTTAGGTGTTGAGAGAATATTATTATTTCATTTGCAAAACCCAGTATTAAATGATTGTTATGAAGATGAAAGAGAAATATTTAATGAAATCATGAATAATAAAAATATAATAAAAGAAATAAAGAAAAATATACATGTAAAAAATAATATATTATATGATTTAGAGAGAATTAATGACGAAGATGCAAATTTAGATCCAGAAGAATATAATATTCTTAAAAATCGTATAATTAATGTTGATGAATTTAAAAACAGAGAGATTAGTTCATAATTTTGTTTTAGCTACTTTTCTCGTGCCATAACCAAATTTCTTTCTTGCGTTTTTTGCTAATCTTAATGCTTTCGAATTTTTTGAACAACCATTTAATAAAATATTAAAATCTACAGCAGATGCTTTTCCACCTGAAATAGAACTACCTAATCTGGCATAACCCCAAGAATGTGGTGTTTGATTTGGTCTTGAACCAGACGAATAATAAGCGCCTTGTCCTTTTTTTATAATAGCGTTGAGAGATTTTGAAGAACATCCAGTTTTTTTAACTAATTCTTTATTTACTGCTAAATTCTTTAATTTGTATATATTCTCCGCATTTAAAATATGTTGGGACTTTTTTGATTTAAATGATTTAACTTTTTTTCTTGTAATATATTTTCCTTTTTTATAACCTTTTCTTGATTTTTTTAATTCTTTTTTTAATATTTTTTTATCTTTTTTTGTTAATCTTTTTGGTAAATATTTAATTGGAACATTCATTATTTATATAATAAAATATTTTAATATTATATAATATGAATATTTTAAGAAATAGTTTGATTGCTGCAATAGTAGGAATACTTTTAAATATTATTCTTTCTTACAGTTTTTTTCCATTAGCAACAAAAGAAGAAATTAAACCTCCAAATGGAGCAGAAAATTTAACATTTAAATCACAAATAATCCATATGTTAGTTCATCATAAACAAGTAATGTTTACAAGTTCTTTAATAGTTGGTTTATTAGTTGGATTATCTTGTTTTTTATCTTTAAAATATTTAAAATAAATTATTAATATAATATATTTTATTATATTAATGAAAGAAACTATTATAAAATTTGAAAAAGGTCCACATAAAAAAAAATATACAGCATTCGTGAGAGATAAAAAGACACGTAAAGTTAGAAAAATACATTTTGGTGCTTCAGATTATCCTCAATATAAAGATAGAACTCCTTTAAAATTGTATGCATATAAAAATCATAATACAAGAAAAAGAATGCAAAATTATTTTTCCAGACATTCTGGAACAAAAAATAGAACACAAGCTATTTCTCTCGAGAAAAAAAAATCAAAAGGATATTATAACGCTAAAATTTTAAGTCACGTTTATTTATGGTAATCTTTTTAAGTTAATATATATAATATTATATATATTTTAATAATATTATATATATAATGCCTAATAATTTAGTATTAAATGAATTAAAAGAACTTATAAAAAATTTAGATTTGGGAGAGGAGAATACACAAATAATTGAAAAATTAATACTGAAAGCAAAGCAAAATACAGCATCTGATACAATTAAATCTGCATTAAAAAGTAAAATATTAGAAAGAAAAGAGAAAACAAGTAAATCTCTCGCAGCAACAAAGATAAGTTCACATTATAGAAAAAAAATGGCAATTGATGAAAAATATAAAAGTTTGGGAGACTATATTTGTACTAATTTAGGTAGAAAAGAAGCTTACAGAGTTAAATTATTAGAAGAATTAAAATTAAGAGGAAGCCCAAATCATATAAAAAATTTATATTTATATTATTGTAGGTTTGGGGCAAAAGCATTAGGATTTGAAAAACAATTTTTAGTAAAATATATAACAAATTCTATATTTGTTAATACAGGATTTAAAAGTACTAATTTTATAGGTGTCCATTTCAAATTATGTAAATTTTTAAAAGGTGATGCTCGACATGATATAAAAGTAAAAAATTTAGTAAATAGAAAAACATCATTAAAATCATCAAAAAAAGCAGGAATTTATGATAGTATGGAATTTGAAAATACTAAATTAGAAAATTCTATTTTTGAAGAGTGTGATTTTTATAATGTTCAATTTCAACTTTTAAATTGTGGTTCTACACTTAAAGGAAACTACGGCCATAGTGATAAAATAATTCAAAGCACTATTTTTAAAAAATCTAAGTTTAATGAATGTCATTTAGGGTTTCCGTTTAACTTAACATCTGGCGGATTAACATTAGATAAATATAATATGCAATTTATTAACAATTTTAATAATGTAAGTGGAAGAGGAAAAATAAATAATGATGTTCTTTTATTTGATAAAATAAAAAGTACAGTAGCTCCAAAAATTATTTTTGAAGATACTAAATTTATAGATACTAAATTTGTTAAAAGATTACATACTTTACCTATTGCTACTCCTGCACTGGAATATGTATATTTTATAAATTGTGATTTTGAATGTAGTAGATATTCAATAAATTTTACTATGATTGATATTACGTTTGATAAAGTAACCTTTGAAAAATGTAATTTTAAAAAAGTTAATTTTGTTAATTGTAGATTTAAAAATTGTTTATTTAATAATTGTGATTTTAAAACTTGTATATTTAATTCTTGTGTATTATGCGATAAAGGGGTATTAATGAAAAAAACATCATTTACAGAGAATACAAATTTTGAGAAATGTTTATTTTCATATCATGATAGACCAGAACAACAATTATATATAGAAAAAGATTGTATATTTAATGAAGTATTTTTTAAAGAAAATTCATTATGTAATTTTATATTTAATAAAGATATTGTAAATATGAGCAAAAGTGAAGCAGAAAAAAATACTTTAAGTATGAATAGATGTCATTTTATATGTAATAACTTAATTGGAACAAATTTTGATTATTGTAATTTAGAGTCATCAGATTTTGCCGCTCGAACTAATTGTGTTGAAGAAATAAATTGGTTAGGAAAATGTTTTGCAACATTAGGAAAAGGAACTCCACGTATTAGAACAGGAGGTTCTGATTTGAGTAGGCAAATAAAAACTGTAATAGGTGGTGCATTTTATAGAAATTTTGATCTTGTTAATTTAGATTTTATAAAATTCGGAAGATATAAAGGACTATATAGATTAAAAAATAGAAATTATACAGGTATAGGATATGTAAATGCAGAAGACTTTATGACAAGAGTAAATGTAAAACCTTGGGATTATTTTATATTGGAAGACGCCACTATTGTATATTTTATGCCTCCAACATCATTTAATGGAGCAAATTTAAAAACTTGTAGATTTCAGTCGATTGATGGTTTTGAAGGATTTGATTTTACAGTTGTAGCAAAAGATAGCGAAGGAAGACCCACTTTGAATGCTTGTAATTTTACAAATGTTGATTTAACCAATTCAAATATGAGTAATTGTAATTTAATAGGAAGTGTTTTTCAGGTAGCAAAAGTAACTGGTGTAAATTTTAGAGATTCTACAACTAATGAAAATACTGATTTTGAAAATACAATAGATATAGGATTAGCATTAAATGCTGATCATATTAATTTTGGCGATTTACAAAATAATGCTAATGAAACACACGCAAGAGCACAATTTATAATTAATAATAGAGAGAAATACAAAATATTTTATAATAAATGTATAGATAATAATAGATTGAGATATTTTGCTGAAGATCCAGATTATGGAATAATTATAAGTTCGTATAAACAATATATAAATAGATCAGGAAGTATTAATGCTAATGAAAAATCCAAAATAAAAAAAAATTTAGCAAATATAATAGTATTTGGAATTTTAGGTAAAATAAAACTAACAGACGAACAAGAAATTAAATTAAGACAAGATTTTCGAAGTATAATAAATGATGAATTTATTGAAATATTAGTATCTCAAAAAAATCCTTTACGCGATGGAACTAAAGGAAAATGGTGTTGGTTTGATATAGTTTTTAATTCATTATTATTTTTATTTAATTGTCCTGCTTCATATATTTATTCATTTATAGAATTTTATTTTAATGAAATATTTAATGCACATGGAGCAGGCGGAAGAAGTTGCACTCTTGGTATGGTAGAGAGATTAATAACAATTCATTCGCAAGCAGCAGAGAGATTTATAATGACTATGGATATTGAACCAACAAATTCAAATATTACTTCTATAAAACATTATAATGAATTAAGAAATGATGCCATAGATGATGAAATAACAGCTGAATATATAAAAGAATTTAATGATCCAAGTAAAATAAGTCCACCTAATTCATGTTATGGTAAACTTCATAAATTTTCATTAAATGAATTTATAAATTTATTAAAACCTAATTCAACATTACCAGAAGAAGCAGAGGAAGATATTGGTATAGTTTTTGATTATACTATAAAATCAGAATGGAGAGAAGAATTTCAAGAAGAAGCAAAAAGAGAAGTTAATAGTGGTAATGTAAAAACATTAGATGAATTATGTGCACTTTTTATAGGATGGATAAGAGATAAAATTGTATTAGAAAATGGTATTACAACAGAAATGTATGAAGAAATAGAAAAAAATGGAGGCAAAAAATTAGAAGTATTTCAAAGTAAGATATTAGAATTAAAGAAATTTTTAGAAGAAAATGAAATACCTAATTTTAAAATGGCTATAATAATGATGACTTCTGAAGAGGTAACATATGAAGAATTAGTAGAATATTTTGAAGGTGGAAGAAAAGTCGTGAAGTCACTAAGACCAGCGGCATTGCGTGCGAGGCAATATCCCCGCAAAAAATCAATAAAAAAAGGGAGAGGTTTATCCCCTAAAGTTAGAACTTTATCAATGAATAGAATAAAATCATTGTCTTCAAGAAAAATAAAATCAGTACCATCAAAAATAACTAGTTCTAATATAAAGAATTCAAAATTATTAAAATTAGAAAGAATTATATTAAATAAATTTGTTAATTTACCAAAAGATAAAGTAAAAAAAATATTTTTAGAAGTATGTGAACCAAGTATGAAATTTATACCAAATAATATTACTATACAAGATGAAGTATATAGAAATATTTTAAGAAATAAAATAAATAGTATCAAAGAAACTAACGCATTATTATTAAAAAATAAAGATAATTTAGAAAAATACATAAAAAATTTAAAACAAATATTTCCAGAAAAGAGTAAAGTTAAATCACCAAGAAAATCAATATCGTTAAGAAGTAGACGTTCCAGTAGCTATAGTCGTTCAAGTAGAAGATTAAGTAGAAGACCAAATAGAAATAGAACTTTAAGAGTTTCAAAAGTAAATTAAGCAGGTTATTCTATCTCTATCTTCATAATATATTATATAAAAATATAAAAAATTTTATATATTATATTTAAAATTTAACGTCTGTATAATATGAAGATGGTCCGCAATATTTAAAATTATCATTTCCAGTAATACTTGGTTCACATTCAAAATTATTGTTAAAAGATGCATCATAAACAAAAAAAGTATTTTTTTTATTTTGCAAAGAATTATTATCAAATTGTAAAGATTGAGGAAATGCATGAGTTCTTGGACCACTCATATTAGAAATTTGTTTTTCATAAAAATTATTAATAGAATTTAAATATGTTTTTATAATACCAGTAGATACATTTGTAGATTCTTTTATAGGTGGTAAATTTTTTAATTCCATTTCAAAATCTTGTCTGTTAGGATATAAACGTTGAGTATTATCTTGCATAGTAGTATATTGTGCATTAGAGTCAACTCCAAAATAATTTTCACTTTCAAATTTTTGTAAATCAGTTTGATTAAAACTCATATCTTTAATAGTTATTTGGGTTTTATTATTACCATAACAATCAAAAAATTCATTTTCCTGTAAAATATAACTGGTTCCAATAGGAGTTCCATTTACATTAATTAAATTAAATTGATATGTTTCATCTGAAATAGTAGAAATAAAAAAATTGTCTGCTAAATTATTTTGAATTTCTTGTTTTCTTATTCTATCATTTTGATTATTTAAATTTAATCGTTTTAATTCATCATTTAAAAGTGTAATATCTTGATTTCTCTTAGTCTCTCCTCCAGTATTTATTAATTTAATTTCTAATATATTTTGATAATCAATAATTTCTTGAATTGTTAAATCAGGATTTTTAAGAACATTACCAGAAAATTTAATTTCTCTATTAAAATATAAACCAGATAAATCAGGTTGATTACATAAACTTCTTAATTTTAAATAATCATCGCCAACTCTATTTCTAATATTTATTAAATTATTACTATTATTAATTCTCTCGCACATATGTTTGATGTGAGTTACTTGTGGTAATGTATTAATATTGATAGTATTATTATTATAAAAATTATCATTGGGGCAACATTGTACATTATAATTACTATTACAATTAGGTGTCCATGGACAGAATATATAACTGGTATCAACAATATCAAAATCTATATCTTGTATATTATTTCCAAAATTATTATAACTAATTTCTTTAATTTGAATACAATTACCAGTACTTGGTTTAACTTCGCAAGAAGAACAATCAATATTATTTAATCCTTCAATAATAGTAATATTGCAAAAATATAAAATACATAAACAAATAGTAATTATTAATCCAATTATAATAAATTTAATACTATTATTAATTTTCATAATATTATATTATAGTTATAAAATAATATTATTTATTTACCATTTACTAAATTAGTATTATACTGATTATTAACTAATATAAATTGGCAATTATTATATAGTTCACTAATATTAGATGAATTAGTATAAGTACATGTGCTTCTTAATCCACCAAGATAATTTTTTACTGTATCATTTAAATTTCCTTTATATTTAACTTTAATCTCTCTGCCTTCTGAAGAACGATAATTATTATTATTATTAGCGGCATAATTATTTTTCATTGCATATGAAGAACTCATACCATAAAAAAATTTATATTTTTGACCATTTTCTTCAATTAATTGTCCTGGATTTTCATCATGTCCAGCAAATTCACCACCAATCATTACAAAGTCTGCTCCAGCCCCAAAAGATTTAGCTACATCACCCGGACAAGTAATACCTCCATCACTAATAATATATGTATTAGAATTATTATTTTTAATAGAGCATTCTAAAACACAAGATAATTGAGGAATACCTATACCTGTCTGTATTCTAGTCGTGCAGGCTGAACCGCCGCCAATGCCACATTTAATAATATCAATACCACATTCTATTAAATCATTAACACCATCTTTAGTACAAACATTTCCAGCAACTATAATCTTATCATTATACTTATCTCTAACTTTTTTACAAAACAATTTAAACGTTTCAATATAACCATTGGCGATATCAATTATAATCCATTTACAATTAAAATTATCTATAATATTAATAAGATTTTCAAAATCACTATCACTAATTCCTGTAGAAATAGCAAAATATTCAGGATTTAATAAATCTTCAGGATTATTTTTATTATATTCTATTAAATCTTCTAATTTAATGAATTTATGAAGAGCAGTTAGTATTTTATATTTAGAAAGAGATTTATAAACTTCTAATGTTCCAATAGTAGTCATATTAGAAGCAATAATAGGAATACCAGTCCAATTTAATCCATTATTAAATGAAAAAGTTTTATTTAAATCAACAAGACTTCTACTATTAATAGAAGATGATTTTGGAACAATTAATACATCTCTAAAATCATAATATTTTTTATCAGATATAAATTTATTCATTCTATAATTAAATTTAGTGTAAATATTTTAAATTCTTTTATTTTATTATAATTACATATATTAATATAATGTCAGTTCAACATCATAGAATTTTATATAAAGAAGATATAGATAATAAATACAAAGATTCAACAGGATGTATTCCAAGAAGTGCAGAAAGATATAAAAATAGTGATGGACATATTGATTTACAAGCATGGCAAGAAGAGGATCAAGATGGTTTTGGAGAATGGATGAGTGAAGCAAAAAAATGTAATCCGGACTTTTATAATAGTGGTCAAGAAGGTTGTTGTTATAATGAAAGTAATAATGAACAATGTTTAACACCAGATAATCATACAGGATTATCTTTCTTAGGGGAGGACAACGTGTTAGGGGTGACCGAAACAATAGGACATTTTTGTCATAAAGAAGAAGTTCAAACTAATAGTGTTATTAAATTTTTTAAATTAATATTATTCTCAATACTCACATTATTAATAACTTCTTTAATAGCAACATGTTATGAATTTTGGTTTCGTTATGGTCATTCAGTAGACTGTATATATTTTAAAAGTAAATGTGCAAATAGAGGAAAAACAGAAAGAATTAGTTTAGTTGATTATCTATTTCCAAATAGTATATGTTATTATCCATATCAAGCTTGTAGTAAATTTAAAGCAACTGAAAGAAATATGGTGGGAGGTAGTTCAGAAAAAGGTATAGGTATAATAAGTAATTTTGCCGAATATGAACACGCTGGTGCTAAATGTATAAATTTAGATTATGATACAACTATTTATAGTGAAAAAGACATCCCTTATAATATAGCAGATTTTGTAGAAAATAATATTACAAGTAGTTGGATAGCTTGTTTAGGTAAAACAATAAGTTTCTACTTTTTATTTACAATATTAATAATTAGAAAAGCATTAAATTGGATTTTTAAAACATTTTCTGGAGGATTTCAAAAAATTTTTAAATTTAATCCATTATTAAGTAATTTATTTTTTCTTTTATTGACCGGATTGTTTTTTCCTTTAATAGCGTTTTTAACAGGAGTAAGTTTTTTTAATGTAGGCCCATTATCATATTTGGCTATTTTTCCACCATTAATTAGTTTTTTAACAATGATAGGCACTACAGTAGCATTTATTTCTACAATTATTCCAACAAAATTATTTGGAACATCATTAGCAAGTTGTAATATAACTCCTGATTATTATCAAATATATAGTTCAAAACTATTTTATTCTCTAGAAGATAAATCTTTTAAAATGGCTATTTTATCTATAATTCTAAATTTATTAATATTTTTACCAGTAGTAGTATTAGTTATTTTTAGTATGGCTTTAGGTGGATTAATGTCAGTTCTGGCTGGACTTTATGCTATATTACATTTAATTTTTAATATTTTCTATATTCCTTTAAGTAATCCCTTAGAATGTTTTAGTATATTAAAGAGTCATGCTGATTTATTAACAATATTATTTTGTATAAGTGTAATAGTTTCTTCTGCTAACTCGTTTGAACCAACTACAACTGGTATTATGGCTGGTATATTAATGATAATAATAGTAATAAAAGCATTTAAAGGATTAAAAAATAGTGTATAAAAAAATTATATTTATAAAAAATATATATAAATATAATTTTTACAATAAATATATTATGGGAAAAAATAAAAAATCTAAAAATGAATTACCATTAGTAAGTATTTGCACACCAACATTTAATAGAAGACCGTTTTGGAATATGTGTATTAAAAATTTTTTAAATCAAGATTATCCTCAAGATAAAATGGAATGGATTATTATAGACGATGGAACAGACCCTATTGAAGATTTAGTTAAAGACATTCCACAAGTTAAATATTTTAAATATGATACTAAAATGCCTCTTGGAAAAAAACGAAATATTATGCATGATAAATCAAGTGGAGAAATTTTAGTATATATGGACGATGATGATTATTATCCTAAAGAACGCGTATCACATGCCGTTAATATGTTACAAAATCATCCTAATGCTTTATGTGCCGGAGCAAGTGAAATATATATTTGGTTTAAACATATTCAAAAAATGTGGCAATTTGGGCCATATAGCGCCAATCATGCTACAGCAGGAACATTTGCTTTTAAAAGAGAACTTTTAAAAGAACATCGTTATGAAGAACATGCAGCATTAGCAGAAGAAAAAGCATTTTTAAAAAATTATACTGTTCCATTTGTCCAATTAGAACCAAAAAAAACAATTTTAGTTTTTTCACATATTCATAATACATTTGATAAAAAAAAATTATTAGAAAATGGACAAAATCAATTTCAAAAAGAATGCAATAGAACTGTAGATGAATTTGTTAAAGAAGAAGAGATGAAAGAATTTTATATGCATACTATTGATAAATTATTACCAGATTATGACCCTGGACATCCTAAAAATAAACCAGACGTATTAAAACAAATTAAAGAAATAGAAGAAGAAAGAAGAAAAATGGCTTTGGAACATCAACAAAAACAACAAGGAGATGGGAAGATTATTTTAAACCAAAATGGACAAGATATAGAATTAAATAATCAACAAATTGTTCAAATTATGCAAAAACAACAAGAACAATTACAACATTTTTCCAAACTTTTAAAAGATAAAGATGAAGAAATTAAAAAATTAGAAGAAGAAAATAAAAAATTATCTACTAAACAAATTTCTAAAACAGAAATTAAAGATGAAACTAATTTAAATAATATTAATTTTAAATTAGACAAACTTATTAAAATGTTAGATAATTCCAAAAGCGAGAACATTAAATTGGAAATTAATTAATAATATAAATTATATTATATAGGCTTAATATAATATGATTTTATCATCTAACTGCGCACCCACTTTAATTTTTATTGGATTTTCTTTAATTCAAATTATAATAGATTTATATAAAGGTGTTTTAAATGAAGCATTTATTAAATTTATAGTTATGATATTATTTTCTATTATTCTCAATATTTTATGTGATTTAGGATACAGAGTAATTGCTTGGTTTATAGTATTTATACCAATCATTATGATGACATTAATTTCTACATTGTTATTAAAAGTTTTTGGAACTAATCCTGACGAAAAAGATTTAAGATCTAAAATTAAAGTTAAAGACAAAGATATTTCTAATAATTTAATAGATAAAGATGGAAGATTTTATTTAGAAAATTCAGGTAATTATTTAAGTGGTGGTAATTTACTTAATCAACAAAAATATGCTTATTTTTATGATAGATTTAATTCGGTTGAGAGAATTGATAGAAATAACCATAGATATGAATTTTATGATAAAGTAGAAGATGTTTATGATTTAAATAGTCCCCCTGGCAATTTATATGATTTATCTAACAATCCTGTTAAATATACTATAGTAGATTATCTTATTAATATTTTTGGAGAAAATTTTTTTAATAATTATGTATCAAGATTTTTTTATATTAATTATCCACAAACTTATTCTTCTAGTCTTAATACTAATTATGATATTAGATTAGATAAAACTAATCAAACTAATAATCTTGATTCTACTTCTTATGAAAAAAAATATGATGAAACTTATTTACTCGATGGACAATTATTATTTAGAGAAAATAGATTTAAGAAAATAAAAGATAAACATCCTAATTATAGTGATATAGAAATTAATAGAATTATAGACAATGAATGGAATAACTTAACCGCAGAACAACAACATAGATGGAATACTAATGCTAACAACGAAATTAATAAAAATAATTCTACAAAATATTCTACTAATCAACCTTGTCCAATTAATGAAACTAAACAATCATTTAAACAAAAAACTGGATTAAATTGTTATGAAGTTTGTCCACCTGGGAAAGAAAGAAATTCATTAGATATATGTGTACCTTATTGTCCTCTTGGTCAAGAAAGATTATATGTAAATGGTATTTGTCAAAATAAAAAATAATATAACATTAACATGCAAATATTTAATTAAACAATATAAATAATATATACTAAATTATATATATTATGTATAAATTAAATAATACATGGACTTTATGGTTACATTTACCACATGATGTTGATTGGACCATCAATAGTTATAAAAAAGTATTTACTTTTGATACATTAGATGAGTGTATTACATTAATTGAAAATATTAATAAAGAAATAGTAGAAAAATGTATGTTATTTATTATGAAAAATAACATTAAACCTATTTGGGAAGATACTGAAAATTCTAAAGGCGGATGCTTATCATATAAAATAAATACAGATTATGTATATCACGTTTGGAAAAAGTTAAATTATTATTTAATTGGTGAAAAATTATCTGATAATCAAGAATTAATAAATAATATTAACGGATTATCTATTAGTCCTAAAAAAAATTTTTGCATTATTAAATTTTGGATTAAAAATACAGAAACTTTAAAAACAATTGAAAGTTTCTCTTATTTAAATAATACAACATTAGATGATCCCGAAAAATTTGATCCATTAAATATTGATTATTTATGTAATATAGAAAAACAGCATTGTTTATTTAAACAACATGAAATTCTTTATTAATTTTTTAAATATTTTATTATATATAATATGATTAATTATGAATCATTAACTAGTTTTTCTCAAGTTGTTAGTAAACTATCTATATTTATATTTATAATTGCTGCTAATTATGTTGGCGATATTTTTTCTTGTGGAGTAAGGAATTTTATGAAAGAATATATGATTTTTAAACACATTATTGGTCTTTTTATAATGATATTTTTTGTTGGATTAATTCAAGATAAATTAACAATACAAGAGAGAATTTCTCAAAGTTTTATATTATATATTTGGTTTATTTTTATTATGCGAGCACCTACTATTATTACTATTACAGTTATTATAATTATTGCTATTATTTATATTATAGATTTATATATTAGTGATTTAAAAACTAAATTAGAAGAAAATAAAGAAATAAATGAAAAAAATAGTATACTAATTGAACAATATACTAATGTTAATAATTTCTTATTTATTATTAGTTTCTTAATGAGTATAATTGGAACTTCTATTTATATTTATATTATTAAAAGAAATTTAGGTAATAAATTTAATATATATACATTTTTACTTGGAACACGAGATCAAGAATGCTTTAAAAAGGAAGCTGTAAAAAAATTCAAAAATAATCCTTTATTTTGGGATATTCAAATAGCGCGTAAAGGAACTAAAACAATTTAAATATTTAGCATAAAATATTATATTTATAATATATATAATATGAAAAAATCACGTAAATATCGTGGAGGAAAAAAATCAAAAAAAAGACCTAGACCAGTTTTTGTAGAGGGTTATTGTAGACGTAGCCGTAAAAGAACACGTGGACGCAAGTAAAAACATATTTTAATAAAATTTATAAAATATGTTTAAAATTTATAATAATAATTCATTTATTACCCAATATATATGTAGAGAATTATCAAGAATTAAAATAGTAAAAACAGTATAGTTATATTTATACATAAATGTTAAAAGTGGTAATAATAAAATTCTAAACATAAAAAATGTAATACAAAACATGTTATAAGAATATTTTGTAAATATTCTTAATGCAGTTAATGAAAGAAATATACTTGATATTTCATTTAAACATAAATATATAGTCAAATAATATCCTTTATTATAATAATAAGACCAACTTAATCCATATAAAACAAAAAGATGATGAATAAAATATGATTTATCAGAAACATTAAAAACATCTATTAAAAAATATTGAGATACAATAATTCTACATTTATCTCCAATATAATTATATTCGTTTAAATCATTATGCTGAAAATAATACATTTTTTTATCAATAAATTCATAAAAAGATAAACTACTGACTGTTATGAAAAAAAATAAACTTCCATATTCTTTAGAATAATTATAAACATATAAAAATATAGGAAAATATAATAATGTATCAATATGTTGTATATCCATAATTAATTAATATTTTATTATTGTTTTAAATTTTATTAATATATATTTTATTTTTCTGTAAAAATTTCTGATTCTATAATCTCTCTTGCAGAAGCTAAAAGTATAGTTTTTTTTAAATTTTCATTAGATTGAATAAAGATTTTATCATTATATAAATTAATTAATTTATAAGGATCTATATACATAGCTGTTGCAATATCAGTTTTTTCACTTTCTGTTAAATGTAATTTATTTTCAGATTCAGATAATTCTAATAATGTCAATGCAACATCTATTTCTTTTTTATTATATTTATTACGTTCAACTACATCCCATTTTAATTCATCTAATCCTGAAGAACCTTTTGCTCTTATTTTTCTTTTAAAAGTTCTTGTTTTTCTTTTTGGAGTTCTGCGGGGAAGAGGCCACTCCTCCCTCGCATGCAATTTTGGTATTTGCGACCTCACGGCAGTTTTTCTTTTTGGTTTTCTTTTTGGAGTTTTATTTTTTGTTCTTAAACGATGCGTTTTTCTCATATATATATATTAATATATATTTAAATAAAATTTAAAATTTTATAATAAACCTTCTTTTTCCATCCAAGCCTTATGTGCTTTTCTTTTTAAATGTCTTGCTTTACCACCTCTACAAATTATTGCTCCACACGCACAAGTAATTTTTTCTAATGAAGTTTCTTTTTCATCTTCATATCTATCCTTATAAAGATTAGGATTTTGTTTTAATTTTTTTTCATTAATTTTTTTATTAAAATCTGGTTGTTCTTCTAATTTTTTATAATAATCGTCTTTTTTTTGTTGTAATTTCTCTTCTCTCGTTAATGATGCTCTTTTTTCATTTAAATCACTATCAAACATTAAAATAAATTTATCTTCAACTTTCTCTGCTTCTTTTCTATTTTCACATTCTTGACTATGAATTTTAATCATATTCCAATTATCTAATCCCCCATTATTTCTAATTACCTTATATTTAAGTGTATGGTATTCATTTCTATGAGGAGAATTCATTTCATATCTATGTCTATTTAGTCTAATATTCAAATCTTCAGTATGTCCTATATATATTGATTTACAACCATCTTCTTCAAAGAAATTCTCACAATAAATCATATAAAAATAATAAAGCATATTTTAATTAAATTTATAAAATATGTTTTAAATCAATTTTAAATTTATAATAAACCTTCTTTTTCCATGCTACGAATTAATCTTGTTAATCCAATTCCACATCCGACACGCGGTATAAATTCTAAATCTAAATATTCTTCTAACTCTAAATTAATTCTTTCTTCACCAAATAATTCAACTAATTTTGCTTTGTATTCACCATTCATAATAGTATTAAAACGGTCTCTCATAATATCTTTATCAGTCTCTCTTTCTGCCGAACCAAAAGTTTCGACACCCGATAAAATAACATCTACTTTTTTACCTGTATTATTTTCTGTATTTCTTTTCATATTCCAAAATGGAGATGTAAATTCTGGAAAATTTTTAATAAATGATACTGGTGACTTTTCTTTATATAATCTTTCTTCATGTTCATTTTCTAACTCTTCTACACCAAATTCTTTTGCTATTTCTAGATAATCATTTTCATAAAATTCATATTTTCCATAACCTAAATGAGTTAATAATTCTTTCTGTAAATCTACTAAATCATGCATAGTTCCTTTGAATTCAAATTCAAACATAGGAAAAATAATATCGTGTCTTCCTGGAATAGCATTAGGTTCTTGTCTGTAAGAAGTAGATACAGAAAAATAACCAGCAACATCAGGTCTTTTTAAAATTTCGTATTCAAGCCACATTTGTGAAGTTTGAGGTAAAGGCCAAACCTTACCAGCGTATTCAAAAGTAGCAACATTTTCAGGTTGTTCACATGCGGCTAAAATAGAAAGCCGATTTTGAGCATGAACTTCAACGAAATTTTTTTCAAGGAAGAATTCACGCAATTTTTTTACAACTTTACTGAATTTTTCACTCTGGATAATCAAAGGACTGTCGTAGGTTCTCTCGCAAGAACAGCTCATTTTTAAAAGAAAATATTTTATTTTTTAAGAAATAAAATAATTTCTAAATTATTTTTTTTTAGATTTCTTCTTTTTTTTCTTTTTTCTATTTTTGTTAGTTTTTTTCTTTTTTTTACCCGATGCATAGTCCATATGAAATTTTATATCTTCTTCTATAAGTGGAATAATATAATTTATTTCATTATTAGATAATTCTAAAAATCTATCCGCAATTATCTTCATTTTAGGTCTTCTTTCTTTTTCTTGTTTAACGGCATAATCAGAACCAACAATATTTAATTGATTACCCATAGCAGAATACATAGTTAATGTATCTTTTCTTAAACGTAATCTCTCCTTAGTATCTTTTAATATAGTAACAATCGTATTATAATATTTAGGATAATTAGTATAATACAAATCATTTCGCATAAGATTTAATATAGTATTAACTCTTTCTAAACTTTCTTTGGATAATTCTATATTTTTTTGATTTATATTATAATAGGTTTTGGTTTCCATTTTATATAATATTATATATTAAAAAATATTATATATAAATTTTTTAATTAGAGGTGGATGGCAACGGTGCCAAACATAAACGAATTTCTCCTAATGATGCGACATTATATTTAACAATTAATGGACGATTATTTTCTAAAAATATTTCAATTTGATTACATAAATTGGTGCATTTTATAAAATAAACCAAATTTTTAAGAGAGAATTCACCTTGTATAATACCATCATTAGCAAGTTTTTGGACAAATTGCATAGAACCTTGTGTTTCGGTTCGTCGTATTTCAGCTTTTGCATATTGTCCAACACATAGAAAAATTAATTCATCACCAACAGATTTGATTTCTAATTTTTCAGAAATGTTAGCTAAATCGCGAACAATTTTTTGAAAATCAGAAGATGGCATATTAATAATTGATGAAAATTTAACATCTGGTATTTCAAGTTCATCTTGGTCAGGTTCTATTAAACGTAATTTTTGAATTTTAGATTGTTTGATATCACCATTTTCAAATTTAAGCCCTAATTCAGTGACAACACCATCAACATAATCTTCATTTTCAATATAAATAGTTAATGTATCATCATTATCTATAGATGTAATTAATTTAAATAAATGAAACATATTAACTCCTATAATAATTTTGTCATATTTACATTCATAAAACTCAAAATTACAAGCTTTTAACAATAAATGAACTAAAATTGTATGTGTTTTATCCATATTAATTATTCTTATACCATCTTTAGTAAATACAATATTAGTATCCAATAATATATCCTTAAGAGCAGTCATTAAAATTCTAAAAGGAGCAATTTGAACAGTTTTTATAGTTAAAACATTATTTAAATTAGTTTCATTATTATTTAACTGTAGATTAGATAACTTATTTTCTATAGTCATATTATAATAAATAATTTATTATTAACCTTTAAATAGTTATATAAATTTATAATTATAAAATTTTTGTAAAAATTATTTTAAAAAAATTATTTAAGTAATAATTTAGAAAATGAAATTATTGTCAAAAAAATTAATAAAATATTTCACCTTTAATAGTTTATTAATTGGAAGAATTGAAAAACCCGCTCGTTTATATTCAATAAGAAAGATTAAACAATCATTTTTAGATAAAAAAATTTATTATGATTTATATAATGATTTTTGCACATCATCTATGAATTGTAATAATGAAAATGAATGTGTTTTAATTTTAGATAATTTTAAAAATTATGAAAAATATTCAAGTTTAACAGCAGAACATATTTTTCCTCAATCATTTACAAAAGAATACAAAAATGCTAATCTGGATATGCATAATATTTATTTAACCTGTTCTAAAACAAATTCTCATAGAAGTAATTACAAATATATAGATGAAAATATTTATAATAAATATTATAATAATAAAAAATTAACATTTGTAAGTAATAATAATTTTAAAAATAATAAATGTAAATTTTATATACCTTGTATTTATACTAGAGGAGCTATAGCACGTTCAATTGCTTATATGAAATACTGTTATCCTGAATTAAATATTGAAAATGTATTAGATTTAGAATTAATTTTAAAATGGAATCTATTATATCCACCAACGCAATTAGAAATTGAAAGAAATAAAATAATAGAATGTATTCAAGGAAATAATAATCCATTTATTTCAAATTATAATAGAATAAAATTTCTAACAAAACCTATATTTTTTTTTTATAAATATAACTTTTTAATTTAAATAATTTAAAGAGAATATATATAACAATATATATAAAATGGAAAATACTATTATGTTGCCGGAAAATATAAATGTTGCTACTAAATATTGTGTTTTAATGTATAATATTCTTAATGTAGTTGCGAAACGTGGCGCTATTAATCCTGATGAATTTCAAGTAGTAGGTGAATTAGTAGAATTTTTAAAAAAAGAATTAAAAGTTGATGAGCAAACAAAACAACTTTCTCAGACAGAACAACTTCCTCCAGTAGTTGAATAAATTAATAAAATATAACATTTATCATCTCTATAGTAACAGGACATTTATTAATTTTAACACCAAAAAAAATTATATATAAGTTATTCCTTCTTACATATGATTTTTTATATTTTCCAAACATATTATAGATTAATATTTAAAATTATGGGACAATGATCAGAACCTAATATTTCCTTGGAAATTTCTTGATTAATTAATTTAGAATTTTCAAATAGTTCTTTTGATATTAAGAAATAATCAATACCCCAACCATTATCAGATCTTCTCTTTCCTTTCATAAAATTTGACCAATAAGTAGATCTTTCTTTTATTGGATTTAATGTTCTAAAAACATCTATAAAATCCATTTGTTCCATATTATAAGCAAAATCTTCTCTTTCAAAATCAAAGAAGCCAGGAACCTTATTTTTTTTTGTTTTTGGATTACAAATATCAATGTCTAAATGAGCTACATTCATATCACCACATAATATAATATTTTTATTTAATCCTTTTAAATATTGTAAAAACATATCATTCCATTGTCCTCTAAATTTAAATCTATCTGAATCTAACTTTTGAGAATTGGGAACATATACATTAACCAAAATATACTTTTCAAATTCAAGTGCAACAATTCTTCCTTCAACATCAAAATCTGGTGTTTCAAGAACTCTTATGGGTGGATACTTACACCAAATAGTAGTTCCACTTAAACCTTTTCTTTGAGTTGTTCCATTTGTAGAATTCCAATAACGATAAGGATAATTTCTTATTATATCATCAGGTAAAACAACTTGTTCCTGTCTACATTTAGTTTCTTGTAAACATACTATATCGAAACACTTATTTTCTTCATTTTCATTTTTTTGACTAAATAATGCTTGCATTAAACTATTATTATAAATTACATCGTCTTTTAATTCTGTAGATGGTTTTAATCTTGCGCGTAAACCAGCAACATTCCAACTAAAAATCGACAAACTCATTGAGAGATTATAATTATTGGTTATAATATATCTTTAATATTATAATCAATTTTTATATAATCAAAAAATAAATAATTATAATAAGTAATTTAAATAAGATAATTATTTACTAAATTATAAACTACTATAGACAAAGTACCTATAATTATATAGTCTATACTTTTTGAAATTGGACTTACTAGTGCGGTTGTTCCTTTTAAAAAAGTGCCTATAACTTTTGAATTTTTTGGTAATTCATTTGTACAAGTATTTATTAGACTTTTTTCTTCAGTTTTTTTCTTTTTTAAACCAACTTTAGTAGCGACTGCCATATAATATATTTATAATTTATAATTATATTATATTTTTTTCATAAATTTTTTATTTATCTTCTTTTTCTTTTTTGAGTTTTTGAACCTTTTTTAACATATCCAAATTTGCCTTTTTTTGTAAAATATCCAAATTTTTGTAAACGTTTTTCTTTTTTCGCTGTATTATGTTTCTTTTTAGAAACAACACGGCCATGTTTGTTAAATACTAATTTATCTTTTGTTAAACCTCCTTCTGTGCAATATGCTGTTCCATGCCATACTTGGGCACGCGAACCTCTTAATAATTCATATTTTTTACCTTTAATATGATAAAATCCGTCTGTCGATTTCATATGCTTTTTCATATTTTATAAAATAACGAGAGAAAATAATTTAATTATAATTAAATTAAATTAATTATGTCTAAAAATTATCTAAATATTATCATAAATTATATATAAATGACTGATTATAATAAAATAATTACTACAGTTAATTCTATAACTCCTGATTATGATTTTATTCCTGATCTAAATAATACTATAGTAATTGATACTTCTGAAAATAGAATAGGTATTAATACTATTACTCCTGATGAAAATATACATGTTAGTGGTGGAACAATTAAAACTCAAGATTTAATTGTTTTAGGAGATTTCAGTAATAACAATTTTTCTAGTAATATTTTGCCTCGAGATGATTTATCATATAATATTGGAAGTATTACTCATAGATGGAATGATTTATTTATCGGTTCTGGAACTATGTATATGGATAAAACACCCATTCTTAGAATGGCAGATTATACAAGACATGGTAATCCTGCTGTAGATATTTCTGCACTTATTATAGATAATTCCGGACAACATTTAGATATATCTGATATTAGACATGTTAATGTAGAAGGAGATGTTTCATTTGCTTCTAATTTTGATTTAAGAGATCATATGATTGTTCATGGTGATGTTTCTTTTAATAAAGACTTTGATGTTAGTGGAGTTTTAAATCTTACACAATTACTTACTTCTGATGGATTAGTTACAACAGGAACTAAAATTTATACTATATATGAAACAAATTCTGCTGGTTCAACGACTACTAGATTAATAATTGATCCATCAGGCGATGGGATTGCTGGTAATGCCGCCGCACAAGGTGAAGTTGTTATTTATGGTAATTTAGATGTTAAAGGAGAAACTACTTATTTAAAATCTACTAATGTAGATATTTCTGATAATATTATTAGAATGAATGCTAATCATAATAGTGTAACAGACGGAGGTATTGCTGTTACTAATTCATCTAATGCTGATAAATTATTTACATATAATAATCCTGGTAATTATTGGACTACTACTGATACAAATATTAATCTTGGACCTAATGGTGGAGTTGTATCATCTGGTTTTATGAATATTGATAATGTTAATATTGATGCAAATACAATAGATGTTGATAGTGGTGACTTAATATTAAAATCTGATACAGGTCAAGTTGTTGTAGAAAATGTTACTTTTAATTCTAATACAATTTCTACTAATAATAGTTTAGATTTAAATCTTACTGCTGCCGGAGGAGATATTTTTACACAAAATACTAATCTTGATTTAGGAACAGGAGTTCTTACTGTAAATAGTGTTCAGCATGCACATGTCCCTACTGGTGCTATTATTATATGGTATGGAAATAGTGGAAATGTTCCTACTGGATGGGTTATTTGTGATGGAAATAATGGAACTCCTAATTTATCTGGTAGATTTATTGTTTGTTCTGGAACTTCTGAAACAACTTACAGTGCTGGACAATCTGGTGGACAAGATCAGTATGCATTTAGTATACAAGAAATGCCTGCACATAATCATAGTGGTAATACAGTAGATACAACACAAGAGCATACTCATCCAATTGTACTTGAAACGGCCACATCAGAAATCACTCATGGTCATGAATTAAATAATCACACGTCGACAGAAAATGCAACACAGTCTCATACTCACACCTACGTTGCAACAACGAGCGGCTCACACCAAGGTGAACATAGTCATTCAGGCACAGCGTTGGACGACCCGGGTGGCCTCGCACCGCACGCACATGCATTGACTTCCGGCACGGAGTCGGAGCAGACGGACGGCTCACATGAACATAACATCGACATCCAATTTTCATATTCAGGGCAGTCGGGACTGTGGGTGGGAGGCACACTGCCCCCTGTAGGGCAGTGTTCTATTCAGCTCGACGACAATATTGATGGCTCTGCAGGGATGGACCAACTCTCACAGGGGGTTGCGGACGTGCGGAGTGCGACGAGCGCGCATAGTCATGGGCCGACACAGACGGAGAATGCTCAACATAGTCATACTGTACAGATAAGCGGCATGAACACGCCCTCAGCCCACACTCATGTTGTTCCCGGGGGGACCACTGCAGTGGAGAGCGGTCACGTGCATGGATTGACTTTAAGTTTGGACCAACATACATCTAGTCATAAACATGCGATAAATACAAATACAGGAGAACAAAGTGCTAGTCATAATCATGCAATACCTTCAGAAGGAGGATCCACCGTGCATGATAATAGACCAAAATGGTACAGTTTATTTTATATAATGAAAACATAAATATATATCTTTATAAATATAAAAATAAATATTTATATACATGATTTAGGTCTAACGTTTGTTAGCTATAGAATTCATGTAACAATGAATTTATAATTTATTTCTTTTATTAAAATCTTCATGTAACCAAGAATTTATTGTATATCTATATGTTCTATTTTTTAAATCCATGGTATAATGGGGATGAGTCCAATAAGGAGGAAAAACTATAATTTGTCCTTTTTTTAATTTAACTGTTATATCTTGAATTGGAAAACAAAATTCTCCACCTTCATAATCATCATTTAAACAAATTACTATACTTGCTATTCTTGTTACATCTAAAGTAGCAGGTGTTGACGTATCATATACACCATCTTTATGCATTCTTGTTGGTCCAAATATTTTACGAAATTGATATCCAGAATTACCTTTTGCATTAATTGCATATTTTTTATTTATATATTTCTCCAAATTATTAAACACTCTATTAACTCTTTTATATATTTCTTTATTTAAAAATAAATTAGTATTATTTAATTTTTCGTCTATACGAAATGTTTTACAATTTACATTATTTCCAGGAAACCAAGTATGATTTAGTGAATCATCATTTTCTATATAATTATCTATTATTTTTACAAAATAATCACAATCATCTTCGCTTAATATAAATGGATCTTCTACTAATATAATATTCAATGAACTATCTATATTATATTTATTAAGTACTTCTGGAGTATTTATTGCTTGTTTACAATTATCATTAAAAACAATAAATGTTAATTCAGAAAAATTAATTTTATTAGAATTAATAATTATATCATTTATAGTATCTATACATAATACTTCGTCAAATGTAGTATCATTTATTATAACTGTTTCATGTTCTGAATTATTTAAAATAATTACAAATTGATTAGTTTTATCAATTGTTAGTTTTTCTGTTTCAAATTTATCTATTAAAACAATACTAAGTCTTTCAGAATGTATATTTAATTTTTCAGATATATAATTGATTAATCCTTTATTATTAAAGGAATTGATATAATTATTTAATGTATCTTTATCTAAATTTATCATTATTTAATTTTAATATAAATTTATTTTTAAGTTATTAATATTATTTAATATAACCAAGTATTAATAGTATACCTATATGTTTTATTTAATAAATCATTAGAATAATGAGGGTGAGTCCAATATGTAGGAAAAGCTAATATATCTCCTTTTTTCATTTTTATGCTTCTATTTTGAACAGGAAAACATATTTCTCCGCCTTCATAATCATCATTTAAACAAAGAATAATACTTAAAAATCTTTCATTAGTATCTTTAGTATCATTTTTATTACATTTAATTCCATCAAAATGTAAACGTGTTTCACCAAAAATTTTACGAAATTGATAGCCAGTATCACCTTTCATAGTTTTTAATCTTGCTATTTGATTTTCTTCTTTTAAATGAGAAATTAATCTTTTAATAACATTAAATACTAAATTATCAACTTTTTTATTTAAAATTTTATTTGGATTATTTACTTCTTTTGAAATTATAAAACCTAATGATTGTGTATTATAACTACTATTCCAAGTTATTTTATCAATAAAATTATTTTCAATAGAATTATTTTCAATAGATTTATCAATAAATCTCTTTATAAATTTACAATCATCATGATTAAATATATTTGAATCATTAATAAGAAATATATTATCATTTAGAAAATATTTATTTATATATTCTATTGAATTTTTTTTAAAAACATTTTGTATTAGTATATATGTTATATCAATATATGTTAAATTAGTATTAATTAATATATTGGAACTATCATTAATAAGTAATGTTTCTTCAAATTTAGTATTATTTACAATAATTTCATCGTGTATAGAATTATTTAAAATAATAACAAATTCGTTTAAATTATCTATAGTAATAGAATTTGTTTCAAAATTATTTATTAATTTTATATATAATTTTTCTTTGTGTAAATTTAAATAATTTGATAAATAATCAGTTAAATTATTTATTTGATTATTTTTTATATAGTTATTAAGTATTTCTCTATTCATTTAGTTAATATCTTATTATTTGTTTTTAAGTAAATAAAGTAGAAATAATAATATTATATATATAATAATGGCCTTTACAAGATTTCATGATGACCCTTGCAGAATACAAAAATATTTAGAAGAAACTACAAATATAGGTAATTACGAGATTAATGTTCCTGGTGCGGGTAGTAAACCTTCATTTATTAATGACCCACATTTACGGATGCAAAAATGGGGAGCAAATTTATCTGAAAATAAAACAGAATTAGAAAGTGATTTAATGGGAATAACTAGAAAATTAAATAAAGATTATATTAAGGAAAATAATCATCTTAATAATCAACAGCTTTATAATCAAAATATATATCCTGTATATCAAGATGAAATAACACATCAACCAAGAGCAACTAATCCAGCTTGGACATTGAGAGAATTAGATTCTATTAATACACCAAACATACCTAATAATTTTAAATACTTATTATTAGATCCTCAAGAACATGTATGTATGCCATTTCATAATAATATTTCTTCAAGAATTGTAGAAAAAGACTATTTTTCTATAAATAATAATTATAAAAATTAAGTATAAGTTAATAAATCATATATTTATTACAAAATATATAATAAATATATTATTTATTATTATATAAATGGCAGCAATAGCTATTCCAATAGTGGTATTAGGAAGTCTATATATATTATCTGAACAAGAAAAGAAAAAAGAAAATTTCCAAGAAGAAATTCAAGAAGAACATCAAAAAAATGAATTTTTAACTGGTAAATCTAATGGTAACAAAAAAGAAGGGTTTTCTAATAATCAAATAAAAAAATTAGAAGATTTTGAAAAATCAATTACTCAGAATGTTAATAGTTATAATAATTCTAATCAACATACAGATAAATTTTTTATGCCACCTTCTGTTAAAAACGATAATAAAATTACTCTTATGAATGGACAAGTAGTAGAAGCGGATACTTTTAAACACAATAATATGCAACCATATTTTGGTGCTAAAATAAGAGGCTCTACTTCAGATTTTAATAATAGAGAATCTACTTTAGATAATAAACAAGGATATGGAAGTCAAATATTTAGTAAAAGTGAACAAGCTCCTTTATTTAAGCCAGATGAAAATGTTAATTTAGCACATGGAACTGCTAATAATACTAATTTTATACAATCAAGAATGAATGAATCTATGAAAATGAATAATGTTACTTTATGGGAACCTCAAAGAGTTGGTCCTGGATTGAATCAAGGTTATGGCTCTCAAGATAAAAATGGATTAAATAGTGGTGGAACTGAAGGAAATGGTGGTTTTAATGCTGGAATGACATCTAGAGAAACTTGGATGCCTAAAAGCGTAGATGATTTAAGAGTTAATACTAATCCTAAACAAACTTTTGATTTATTAGGACATCAAGGTCCTGCTAATTCCATGATTAAAATGCAAGGAGATAATAATAAAATTGGTAAAGTTGAAAAACATAATCCCGATAAATTTTACGAAGCAGGTCCTACCAGATGGTTTACTACAACTGGAGTTGAACAGGCACCGCCTATTAGAAGTACACAAGTAATTCCTATGGAAAATAGAATTGATACTACACGAGAATATTATGGTGCTGGTTCAAATTCTTTATCTGGTAATGCTACATATACAGAGTCTCATGTAGAAGAATCTAAAAAACAAAATTTAGGTGGATTACCCTTATCTAATGCATCTGCTACAGGACAAAATTTTGCTAATCCTAATGATTATGCATCTCAAAGTTACAAATTATTACCTAATAATAGAACAACAGATCAACATATGCCTGAAATGGGCGGTGTTTATGGTATGGCTAAAGCTGTTATTGCTCCTTTGTTAGATATTTTACAACCAACAAGAAAAGAAAATGTTATTGGTAATTTAAGAGAATCTGGTAATGTTAATGGCGGACCTAGAACTGGACATATATATAATGAACATGATAAAACTAAAACTACTAATAGAGAAATGACTACTGGCAAAATTGATATGAATTACGTAAATGTCCAAGGTAATAATCATAGAACTGGTTATCAATCACAAAATTATCAAGCAGTACAAAATCAAAGAGATACTACTAATCAAGAATATATAGGTGCTGGCTCTAAACAAGGAACTGGATTAAGACCATACAATGCAGCATACGCTCAAAATAATAATGTTAATAAAACCTATGAATCCAGACCGAATCAGGGTTCTATGAGTTTGTTTAATAATCAGAATAATATTTCTATGAATAGAGATGAAAACATTTTCAAAAATAATAGACAAACTGCTCCTTCTGGTGGTCCATCTCTCATTCCTTCTCAGGAATTTATAGGAGAAATGAATGGTGTTGCAAATTATGATATGGATTATAATTCGAATCGTATGGATCCTAATTTATTAAATGCTTTCAAAAATAATCCTTATACTAAACCACTCAATTCTTTTGCTTAATCTCTCCAGAATTATAATAATAATTAAAAAATATATTATTATAATTTAATATGTCTAAAACTTATAAAAATTGTGCTAGAGTTCCACCCAATGAATCTATGGATCAATGTAGACCTCGTTATGTCTCTCCTTCTTTTAATGATAAATCTAATGCTTCTGCTAATAATTGGGGAGAATGTAATATGAAAAATTGGTATCCTAAAACATCTAAAAAACATAAATATTATAAAAAATTTTGTAATAATAAAAAATTAAAGTTAATTAAATCAAAAAAAACTAATAGTGTAGATGCTATTAAATTACATAATAAAATGCCTTATATTTGGAGATTTTTAAAACCCAAAACAAGAAAACATATGATAGAATTAGCAAAAAAACCTCTTAAACAAATTAATATACCATTTAGTTTATTTCCAGATAATATTAAAAATATGTCTTCCAAAAAAACATTAAAAATGTATGATAAAAAAACACGCAAAAAAATATGTATTTTTAGGAATAAATACAAAAATATATAATTTACTATATTATAAATGATTAATTGGGATGAAGTAGATGGTAAAGTCAAAGTTTTTTCATATGAAGGTAGAAAATGTGAAGGTAAAGTGGTGAAAGTTTATGATGGAGATACAATACACGTCGTTTTTCCATTAACAGATAAAGAACCAGAGAGATTATATAAATGGAATTGTAGACTTATAAATGTAGATACCCCTGAATTACGAACAAAAAATTTAAAAGAAAAAGAATTTGGAAAACAAGTTCGTGATTTTTTAAAAGAGAGAATATTAAATAAAATTGTTACCGTTCAATGTCAAGACTTTGATAAATACGGAAGATTACTTGTTGAAATATTTATTGAAGACGAAAGTATTAATAATTGGCTTATTGAAAAGGGTTATGCTAAACAATATGGTGGTGGTAAAAAAAGCAAATGGTTTGTTGAAGAATTATAAAATTCTTTAAATACTTTTTATAATATATTTAAAATATATATTATTAAAAGCAACTTAAAGAAAAATACACCAAAATACGCTATTTGTTAGTATAAATATATGATAAGTTCCGATAAAAAAGTTGCAAAAGTTGCAAAAGAATATTATTGTGAATGTTGTAACTATAAATGCTTTAATAAAACTAATTATGAAAAACATTTAGCAAGTGCAAAACATAAAAAACTACAAATTATGATAAAATCCGACGAAATTATGATAAATTCCGATGAAAAAGTTGCAAAAGTTGCAAAAGAAGAATTTCCATATATATTATTAAAAAGAACTTAAAGAAAAATACCCCAAAATACGCTGTTTTTGTTTTGTCACGCTATTACATAACAAAAATATTCTTTCTTAAAAGTGTGTTTTTTTGGAATTTTATATTTGGAAAAAATTTTTTGAAAAAGGACATTTATTTTTGTCCATTTTTAATATATTTTTAACCTTTTGGAAATTCTCTAAAATATTCTTATTTTTCAATTTTTAAACCATTAACATTTAATATTGCAGGAATTTTATAAAATATTTTTGTTACCATAAATAAAATTTACAAAAAAAACAATTTAGAGAGTTTTTTATTAGTATAATATAGGATGACTATGGATGACAAAAAAGTAGGAAAAAATAGTAATCTATGGGTATGTAAATTATGTAACTATACAACGACACGTTCTGATAATTATAAAAATCATTTACTAACTGTTAAACATAAAAAACAGGAAATATCCAAAAACTGGATTACATTGGATGACGGAAAAGTAGGAGAGATAGAAACAAAAGAATTTGTATGTTTATGTGGAAAATCTTATAAATATAGACAGGGACTATTTAAACATCAACAAAAATGCAATACTAAAGAACCTGTATGTGAAGAAACACAAAAATCTGGGGTTTCTGATGAATTAGTATGTCAATTAGTAAAAGATAATACTGAAATGAAAAAATTATTTGGTGATTTAGTAAATGTAATAAAAGAAAAAGATAAAAGATTAGAAGAAAAAGATAAACAGATGGAATTAGTAGTAAAAGAAAATACTGAATTAACTAAAACAATTGTTAATAGTAATTTAGGAGGTCATCATAATACTACAAATAACAATAATCAACAATTCAATATTAATATGTTTTTAAACGAACAATGTAAAGATGCAATTAATATGACTGATTTTATCAAATCTATACAAGTTTCATTTGAACAATTAGATTATACTAAAGTAAATGGTTTAGAAAAAGGTATTACAAAAATTTTAATGGATAATATGAATAAATTAGGAAAATTTGAGAGACCAATACATTGTACAGATATAAAAAGAGAAACATTATATATAAAAGATGATGATAAATGGGAAAAAGATAAAGATAAAGAAATAATAAAAAAAGCAATAAATAAAACATCAAATAAAAATTTTACAGCATTATGTAATTGGAAAAATGAAAATATAGATTTTATGAATTATGACGATAAACAAGCATATTTTGCTAAAACAATTTCAAAAATAGGAAAACCAGTATCAGAAGTAGAAGATAAAATAATAAAAAGTATATGTAAGGAAAATTATGTCAAAGAATAATAAAATTCTTTAAATACTTTTTATAATATAATTAAAAGTATTTAATTTAATTTATTAATCTTTTACACCTTTAACATTTATATTAAATGATGAATATCCATCTGTTTCATAATCAGCATAATAACTTGGTCCACTAACTACCATAGTATTAGATAATGGTGGCCCATATTTATTTAAAACAAATTCATTTTTTAGACCATCTGAAACACCGATTGGTTTACTTAAACTTGCTATTGCTAATCCTTGTGTTAAAAATGGAACATTATTTGAATCTTCAACACGGAACCAATTAATTCCATCATATGATATAACAGCACAAGGATTTCCTCTACCTACTGCAATCCAATAACGTCCATTCCATGCTGCACCATAAGCTCTACTACTTATAGGTGAACCTACCCCGGTCCAAACTATTCCATCATATGAATATGCTAATGTATTTCCACCTCTTCCTGCAGCAACCCACATTCTTCCATTAGTTGCTATTCCATATACATGATTTGAAAAAGGTGTAGATGCTATATTAGTCCAATTTTCACCATTAAATGTATATGCCATTTTTCCAGAAGCACCTGTTCCTACTGTTATTAATCCATTACTTGCTACAGCATTAACAGCTCCACTAAATACTGAATTTCCTCTACCAGTCCAATTTAATCCATCCGTTGATGTAGCAACTTTATGTGTTCCTGAACCTAACGCTATCCATTTTTCTCCCGTCCAACATACACATTTACATTCAGTAGTAAATGGTTCATTAACCGGTGTCCAAGTTATACCATCATAAGAAATAATAATTTGATTTGAACCTCTTCCACCTGCTATCCAATAACTTCCATTCCAAGCAACAGTTAAACCTCTTGTAGTGAATAAACTATTTCCTAATCCAACCCAATTAATTCCATCATAAGAATAGCCAATAGTATTATTATTTCCTTGACCTACTGAAACCCACATAATACCATTATATGCAACAAACCAACCATTTGTTTGAAAAAGATTTCGTCCTATTAATCCCCATTTAAAACCATCAATAGAATAATTAACACTGGCATGAGCACTATCTTCTCCTGTTGCTACAACTGGATTTACTATAGTTACACATCCATATTGGTTAGATACAGTTCCATTCCATCCTTGTGTTGTAAATAATGATGAACCTAAACCAGTCCAATTAATTCCATCATCAGAGTATGCTATAGTATTTGTTCCTTCTCCATATGCAACAAATCTTTCTCCGTTATAATGTACACCATATCCAACTGATGAAAATATAGATGTTCCTAATCCAGTCCAATTAATAGCATCAGTAGAATAAGCAATAGTATTTCCTCCATTTCCAACCGCAACCCAAATATTTAATTTTTCACTATATGCTATTCCTCTGCCTGCAGTAGTAAATTCATCATCTCCACAGCCATGCCAATTACTAGCATTGGAAGACCAAGCAATAGTATGAGAACCACCATTTCCAACCGCAACAAATATTTTACCATTCCATTTTATATCCTGTACGTTTGTAGCAACTTGTGGTCCAGAAACATACTCCCAATCTATACCATTATATGAATATGCCATAGTACTTAGTCCTGTAAAGTTTGCGTCTAATGTTTTATGTCCGCCTACTAACCAAACATCTTCTCCCCATTCTACACAAAATCCTTTCGCCAGTATTCTTGTTGAAGATTTAACAGGAACCCAACATAATCCATCTGTAGAATATGCAGTGACAATATTTGACATATCAGCACTAGCATAATTATTACCTGTAGCAACCCACATTTTTCCATTATATGCTATACCTTCGGCTCCATCTGTAAATAATTGATCTTTAGAATGAGGTATTCCATACCATACTGTTCCATTATCTGAATATGCTAATGAATAGTTAGTTCCAATACCTGCTGCAACCCACATTTTACCATCGTGAGCAACTGCATATGCTCCACTATCAAATATATCAGTAGAACCGGATACATCTGTATATGTTAATCCCATATTAGAAATATCATATGTTAATGTTTCATATGCTAATGAATTTGTTCCGTGACCACATATAACAGACATTCTCTTTTCAAATTTAATTTGATTGCGTTTTCTATTATTACATACTACATTTCCAGCGTTAGTATCAAATGAATGATCGGATAATTTTTTCCAATTAATACCATCTCTGGATATTGCTAATGTATTTGTACCTTCACCAGAAGCGAAAAAATGTCTACCACTCCAATAAAGTCCATTAATAAAACTTGTTATTGGACTTACTGATATATTTGTAAAACTATATCCATTATCAGTAGAGTAAGCTAAATATGTCCCAGCATTACCACCTACTACCCATGTTTTTCCATTAGATGCTATAGCAGATACTTTAATATTAATTCCAACTGTTATAGGTGTCCAATTAATTCCATTTGTTGAGCGAGCCAATACATTAGTTCCTTGTCCTCCTGCTAAAAATACTTCTCCATTACTTGCTACTGTATTTCCTTGTGTTGAAAATACTGAATTGCCTAATCCAGTCCATCTTATACCATCTTCTGAATATGCCAATGAATGTGTAGCACTGTTATGTTTTCCTGACGCAACCCAAACTAATCCATTATATGCTAAATCATTACACATTTTATCAAAAATAGTTGATATTGCTCCTCCTGCTGAAGTATAACAATGATGCCAAGTAGTTCCTTCAAATGAATAAGCCATAGTATCTCCTCCTGTATCTTCTCCGCCATAAATCCATATACCATTTTCATATTTAATAACTAATCCTTTATCAATAGCTAAAGGTTTATTTCTTCCATTCCAATTAATTCCATCTATAGAAATAGCCATAGTATGACTTGCTCCTTGTCCTACTATAATATATTTTAATCCATCATAGTCAACACTATATCCTCTAACACTAAATATATTAGCAGCATCTGGTCCAGCTAACCATTTATATCCGTCATATGAATACAATATTTTATTTGTAGTTCCTCTACCTACAGCAACATAAAAATCATTAGTAGATTCTCCAAATGTAAATTCTTGTGAACCAGCTGTTTTATTATCTAAATCTGCAAATACTTCATTTTCTCTTATTACTACTCTATTATCTCTCGGGAAACTTAATGCTATCTTATTATTTAATTTATCATCTGTTTGTATTTTACTTGAATTATAAACTGGTATAGCATCCTTAATATATCTTCTTATTGCCCCAGTAGTTGCTACCTTTGTTGAACTATCATTAACAGTTGTTAAATCATGAACAACTACTGCTCCGCATATATCTGTCATATCTACTCTACCTTTCAAATATGTATCTGTTGTATCATTATTACCTAATAATACTGTATTTGAACCTTTTCCACTAATATCATAACCTATAACTATCTGATTTTGACTGTCTGATACATCTATACCTGAAACTGCTTGATAACCAATGAAAATATTATTATCTCCTGTTGTTATTCCATCTCCTGCATTTCTTCCAAATGCTACATTATTCTCTCCATTTGTTAAAGTTATTAATGAACCAGCACCTATTGCTGTATTATAAGCTCCATTTAAATTATTTTGCATAGAATTATTACCAATTGCTACATTAGCATCACCTGATACTAATTTACGTAATGCCCCATTACCAATTGCTACATTAACATCACCACCAGCTAACGCATTTAATGTTTGGAAGCCTAAAGCAGTGTTATTAAAAGCACTTGTAATACTATTACCGCTTTCCCAACCAATTAATGTATTACCATATGCATTATTTAATATTCCTGTTTTATTTGAACCAATCTTAATCGAATTTGAAAAATCTGTTATATCTACTATAGCATCACTTATATCATTTAACATTAATGTATTCCATACCCATCCTGAACCTGTAGATGTTAAAATCTCTCCGCTTATTCCACCATAACCAGTAGAAGTTATTATTTCTCCACTTATCATTAAGTTTTTATTGAATGATGAATCTTCTTCTCCTATTATACCTCCTCCAGATACATGTAATAATGCTTCAGGGTCAGTTAATCCTATTCCAAAATTTCCACTACTTAATAATCTCATTTTAGCGGTATTAGCAACTCTAAATGTAATATGTGTTCCACTTGCCGCATTTAAATGTGTTGTTCCATCATTATTCTGTTTTAATGCATATCCACTATTTATATTATAATAGTCTTTATGAGAGAATGTTGCATGATTTATATTATTATCATTATGTCCTATAAAACCAATTGCTGCATTACCTAAATAAGTTGTTGAACGTAAATCATTAGCACCAACTGTTAATCTACTTATATCTACATAATTATTAAATGAACTATCTCCCTCTACAAATAATCTATTACTTATATCTACATTTCTAAATGATACATCTAATATATCAAGTCCTTCTGCAATTAATGAACCTGAAATTCCTACATTTCCATTAAATGAAACATTTGGTCTGAAATTTACGTGTGAAATATGTGAAATATCAAGTGCTAATCCTGAATTATCTATTACTAATGTATTATTAGATGATAAACGGTGCATTATTTTACATTTATCCATATAAATTGAACCTCCTCCTACAAATAAATCTTTCCATTCATTAGTTATTGAACCCAAACTATATGTATTGTCTATTTTTGGAACTAAATTACTTTCTATTCTATTTACGCTAAAATCACCTTCTACACTTGCATTTGAAACCATAGAAACATCTGCATTTAATACTACTTTATAATTTGCTGTTGAAAATCTACCAATTGTTATCATAGTTGATTTTAAAGTTACATAATCTAGATTATCTAATCTTAATCTTAAGTCTTGGGCCGCATCAGCATTTAATAATGTTTTACCTGCTGATGATTGTAGTAATGCATATTTATTATTTTCTGTTAAATTTTCATTTTTAAATCCAGCCCATCCATTAAATCCAACCTCACCAATTTGTGCTCTACCAATAACAGCGGATATATCTGTTGTAGGTGCAACCAAAAATTTATTAGATACATCCAAATTAGTTAAACTCAAATCTGTTAATATTAAATTATCTCTAATTTCTACTGTTCCAAATGAAGCATCTTCATATCTTCTTAATAAATTCTCCGATAAATCTTCTACTGTTAAACTTAAATCTATAAAATCATTTTTAAATTCATAATAATTTGTACTTAAATCCAATACATTTTCACTCAAATCTTCAAAATCGGCTTGTGCCGCATAAGTTCCTCCTGCTAAAACAGCACTTAAATCATTTATTCTACTTGATAAATGTGATATAGATGGATATATATTCTTCTTCCATGCTAATCTTCCACCATATGATGAAAATATAGCGTTACTATTTGATACTATAAACCAATTAATACCATCATAAGAATATGCTATTCTATTAACACTTCCTAATGCTACCCATTTTGTACCAGTCCAAGAAACTCCTTTTCCTTCACCAAATATAGTATTGCCTAATCCAGTCCAATTTTTACCATCTGTTGAATATGCAATTGAATTTGTTCCACTACCAACTACTACCCACATTTCACCATTCCATGCTGCTTGATTAGCTCTTGATGTAAATATTGTTCCTGAACCTTGAGACAAATTAGTTGCATTAGAGGCATCTAACCAAGTTTCTCCATTATCTTCTG